TTCTATCAATGACGGTAAGATCATTATAGAAAGCACAGCAAACCATTACCAAGATGCGTTACACCGTATCTGTTTAGACGCGAACTACAATGACCGTTGGAAAGTTATCTTCTTACCATGGTGTTCTTTCCCACAGTATCGCAAGGCTCTACCCAAGGGTGGCTTTGAGATGGATGCGCTTGAAGAACAAATAGCAGAAGAGCATAACCTGTCACCAGAGCAGGTCTTCTGGAGAAGAGAAAAGATAAAAGAAATAAAAGATGAGCGTCTCTTCCGCCGTGAGTTCCCTATCACAATAGAAGAAGCCTATTCACTTTCAGACGACAACTACTTTACAGATGTTCATTTTGAACACATACAGAAAATAGAAATAAACAATGACACAGTTACAGTATTGGAAGAGTATGATCCCCGTGACAGTTACATCCTTGGTGTGGATGTGGGTGGCGGCACAGGTGGGGACTATTCCTGTGGTATAATACTTTCCCGTATTAGCCACTCTCCAGTTGCTATCATTAGCAGCAACACATTATCAGTTCACGACTTTACTGTCGCTTGTATGAACCTAGCCAAGCGATACCGCGCACAGATCTGTTTTGAAGCCAACAACCACGGTGCTGGTTATAAAGAAGTTTTAGACAGTCGCGGTTGGACTAACTACCGTCCATTCACAACAACTAAAAAAAGTAAGATACAAGTGTATGAGCACCTACGCAACTATCTTGAAGAACAAATGATCTTTAACTTAGATGATAAAACATTTACAGAGTTAAGAGGTTTAGTAAAAGATAACAAAGGTCTTGCCCCCTCTGCACCTCCCGGCTTACACGATGACAGGGCTATGGCACTCGCTATTGGCTTGTATCACCTGCGTGATGTGCCAATGCCAAAGAGTGAATGGGACAAGGCTATGTTTAATAGCAGAAGAAATAACATTAGAACGCCGAAAACGGCACACCCTTTAAAACAGAATAGGAGATATAGAAGATGAACAATGGAGAAATAGGATCTCTCGTAGACTTTCACCGAGAGTATTGGAGCCAGAGAAGGCACCGTATGGCATCATACACCCGTGCGTATAAAGGTGAGATGTTTGATGACACAACAGACCACAACCACGCACCAACAAATATGGTAACTATTAACACCGCTGATACATACGCGTATGTTGAAGGCTTTGTGGCGTCTCTTTATTCAAAGAGCCCAGCAGTAACAGTAGGAGGTGACGCAAGTGGAAGAGGAAATACAGAAGTTGTTGAGGCTTGTGTCAATCAGTTCCTTTATGACAAAGTTGAACAAGTGGAAAGAGGCTTACGTTACTCACTTATTTATCCGTATAGTTTTTATAAACTTGCTCTTAATGATCGCGACAGTGTGTTAGACGCAGTTGACATTCGTTCAGTTCATCCTTGGGATGTTATCGTTGACTTTGATGCAGACAGTTGGGATCGCTCTCGCTTTGTTGGTCATCGTTATTACTTGCCGTATAACGAAGCCAAGCGTAAGTTCCCCGGTGTTCGTCTCAACCCTATAACAAAAGAAGACTACCTTAAGATAATGGAAACCCAAGGTTATAATGGTCAGTCGTCCTCGGCTTCTGATGATGGTTCTCACCTTCTTTCTTACGTTGAGGTTTATGAGTTCTATGACCTTATGGAAGACGAACTAATCTTTTTTGTTCCCTCGGCAGAGCGTGCTAACAAAGTTCTAGACCGTATCTCTCCTATTCCTTTCCGCAAGGCTGATGGCTCCCCGTGCCCACCGTTGGCACCAGTTTATCTTTCTTATTCCCCAGACCAACCACTACGAGGTTACTCCGCAGTTGCCCGTGTGTATGACCAGTTGTGGGAAATAAATAACTTGCGGACTGTTTGGGCTAATGGTCTTCGTCGTGACGCTCGCTTGTATGTAACTCGCAAGGGTGCTATTGATGAAGAAGGTAAGTCTATCCTAGCAGAGAACAGAGATATGTCTATTGTTGAGTTAGATACTCCACCAGACGTTGATGCTAGAAATGCAATAGTCCCTCTTGCTACTGCTACCTTCTCACCTGACTATCAGATCTACAAGGCTGAGGTTAGAGGAGACTTAGACAGGGGCACAGTGCTCGCACCATTTACCCGTGGCATTGCTACCAATGCTTCCGCTACAGAGGTTGCTGCTCTTACACAGTATGCTTCTAATGAGATCGGTCGTATGGCTCGCTTCTTCCACAGGTCTGTTGAACAGGTTGCCGAGATCTATCAGTCTCTTATTTTTCATCTTATTATGACTAACGATGAAGATATGAAAGAGGTTGTTCTTATTGATGGTAAGCCAACAGTTCTTGTTAGAAAACACTTTGAGGGTAAGTTCCGCTATGCTTTTGCTGATCAGGCTAACACCCCAATGGCAGGTGCTGTTAAGCGACAAGCGATACAACAACTTCTTCCTGTGCTACCAGCACTCGGAGCAGACCCAGCAGAAATACTTTCTTACATTGTTAAAGTGTTTGACTTACCTCAAGACTTTATTCCAAAGGTTGATGCAGCAGCAATGCAAGGCATCCAGTCAGGTATGACACAACCGGGTCAGGAGGGTGAAGAGAGTGTCCCAGTTGGTGGTGGTGGTCTAGCCGCTGCTATTAGAACTGAGGGTCAGGCTATAGTATCAGAGGGAGGAGCAGAGTAATGCCCATTTACGAATACAAGAACTTTAAGACAGGACAGATAGTTGAAAAGATCTATTCTCACAAGGAAAGACCAGACCAGTTAAAGAACGAACTAACAGGAGAGGTAGCCTTTCTTATTATTTCTAAACCTGCTAAGATGGCTTCTCAATGGGCTGACTGGCAGCGTGGGCTTGATAGTCACGGCAAGTATGACCCCGCTCTTGGACAAACTATTTATGGTGAGACACATCGTGATGAAGTTTTAGAAGCACGGGGCTTGGTTCGTGAAAGTGATCTGCCTACTAACTGGGTTGCTGATAGAATGGAGAAGCAAGCAAACTACGAAGCGCACCAAGATAAACGGTCGGATGAACTTTTTGATCTCATGCAAAAACACGGGGTTGATAAACCACAAGAAGCAACCGCAGGGTCAATGGCTGCTATGGAAGCAGTGTGGGATGAATGGATGCCAGCCAAGGAAACCCTTGCTGGTAAGTATGATAAAACAGAACTAAAAGACTTTTAAGGAGTATTAACAATGCCTATGGTAACAGATGAAGAAATGATAGAGACAACCCCAGACGGGAGAGCAGAAGCAGCAATGGAACAACTAATGCCTTCTATTAATGAAGAAGCAGCAATGGTGGATGACGCCGTAGCCGCTATGACCCCCACTGGAAGATACACTGGAAAGCGACTTAATGCCGCCTCCGTTGTTATTAACAAACTTTTTAAGTTAGTTGGAATAGAAGATGTGGAGATGGATCCATCTTACACTGATGTGGAAGGACCGCTACCGGTAGCCATCGTAAAGGCTTTTGCTGGTATCAGAGAAGCACTTGATGCTTTCTTTGCTGCTTTCCCTGAAGAGCAAGACGGTGAGATGTATGATGTTAGTGCGCTTGTCACCGACGCAGACATTGCTATGGTTACTGCTATGCTAGATCAACTAATGAAGAATAAAGTATTCCAACGCTTTTTGCGTGAAGAAGAACCCACGGTGTCTATCGTGGAAGAAGAACCAGAAGTTATTGCGGAGCCTGCTGGCGAAGTAGTAGAAGAAGTTCAGTCTGAAGAAGTAGACATTCTAAATATGCTATAAGGAGCAACAAACAAATGGAAAATAATAAAGCCACTCAACAGCCCGTAGAGGCAACCGAACAAGGCACCCCTACCAACACCCCGGCAAGTCCGCAGGATGCGTCTCAGGAGGTCTCACAGCCTCCTAGCCTATCCCTTGATGACCTGCTTGACCAACACCTTAAGGGTGATGAGTTCAAACAGGAAAAACATAAGGGCGTAGACTATAATAAAGTTTTGGAAGAGTTACCTTCGGATGCTAAAAAACTTATTCAAAACTTACGCGAGGACTATCGTTCTAAAACAACGACGTTATCATCACGCAAGAAAGAGTTAGAGGAGCGAGAGAAGTCTCTGCTTTCTCGTAAGACGGAAGAGGACCTGCGTAATGCTATGTCTCTACCAGAAGACTTAGACTTGTATGACCCGCAGGGGCTCCAAAAGTTTATTGAAGCAAAGACGGCAGAGCGTTTGAACTCTCTGCTTGAACCTGCACGCATGGACTTGAAGAGATCGGAGAGGATAGATCAAGTTAAAACATTTGAAAGAGAACATCCCGACCTTCCAAAGTATAAGCCACAGATAGCCAAACTTATCACTGAAAAGAATATGACTATTGAAGATGCTTATTACTTGCTGAAGGGTAAGGAACACAAGGCTGCTCTTGAAGATAAGAATAGCCAGATCAAACAATACAAGCAAGCAGCGCGCGATGCTGGCTTCAAGGTTAGTATTGGACAGGCAACGTCGCAAGCCAAGCCAAAGTTTAATACTGCCTACGAGGCTTATCAGTGGCATCAAAAGCAAAAGCAGGCTAAATAAAAAAACCCCCCTGTTCCAATCTAATACGAACAGGGGGGTTAAACTTGGATGATATTCTAAATGTCAGTCTAGAAGAGGGCTAACTACACCCTCACTACTAAACAGTATTGTCAAGGTATTTAAGCGATCGCTTCTTGTTTATCAGGAACCCTTGCTTCATACCGCTCTCTATCATTTTTGCTTCTACTCTTCTTGCTTCTGCTTCATCCATAATGCGATCCTTAATGATAACAATACGGCACTTACTTCTATCAAAACCTTTCTCCTCTGTGTATCTATACACGGTGCTTTTACTTGACCAATGGTGGTGTAACCTATACTTTAGTTTGCGTCTGGTGCATCCAACATAACGCTTGCCATCTGGAAACGAAATACAATAAACAGTATGGTAGTCGTTCCATTGGTCCTTCATCATCTGGTCTTTATGTCGCTGTCTATTTGCTTTGTAGTATGATCTTTTACAACTCTTGCATTGGGAAATAGGTTTCCCCTTTTTGCATTTATAAAACTCTTCTATTGGTAGTCTGTTGCCACACTTCGTGCAGCCTCTCTCGGTCTGTTCATTCGTCATTGTATAACTCCTTCCATTCTTTAACCATCTTGGTTTGTAGTTTATGCCACCGGTTGGTGACGGAACGCGGGGTGCAACCCCACTGCTCTGCTAGTTTGTCGCGGCTGATAAAGCCACACTTAAAGAGAAGCAACTCGCGCTCCTCTGTTGTGGACACACACTCAAAGATGACCTCAGTCATTTGCTTCTTGTGCAGTGCGCTCACGATGTAGTCGTCAATGTTCTTGGGCTCCATAGGTAACTCCTTTATTTTTCTTTTAATACTAATGCGTAGCCTGTCAATGATCCAGTTATGAAATAACTTTATGGCGTATGTATTAACATTCGCACAACTCGGGTCGTAGTTCTCAACGAAGCACTGGGTCTTTGCTGCGAGGAACTCTTGGTTGATCTCAGTAACTAGATCGTAGGTAGAGGTGTAGGGGAACACCGTCTGATACCATCCAAGGATAGTGCCAGAGGTGTGGGTCTGATGCTTCATCTTCCAAAACATCAGAGCCCAGTTGGTGTTCCACCACTTCTCTAAGTGCCAGTTGGCTCCCATTACTGGGAGCCCCACAGTTCCCAGTTGTCACCGGTGTTGAACTCCCACAGTCCGCTGTTACTACCACGGCAGGACTTACCGTCCATCTCATAACTGACCCTGACATTTAGTTCCAACGCGTTGTCATAGCCGGGGATGGAGGTGTTGCGCATCCGGTCTACCGACCATTGTTCAAGTTGAACATCCGACACAGGCTTGCCATTGACCTCGGTGATGGTCTTCATATAAGCCATAAAGTCAATAGGGTTCTTGACGATGCCTTGTTCCCATGGTCCAAACCAGTCCCAGATAAGTGTATCAATCGCGTGGACCGCCTTGTCGTGGGCATCGTCTATTGCCTTCTGATGAAGACGCTCACGCTCAATGTCAGCCTTTTGGCTAAACTGCCAGAACGGGAAGGCTGGTCTGCCTTCCCTGCTCTCGCCGTAGCAAAGGGTTCCTGCGAAGTCCTTCATCGTATAACTGATGAGGCACGCATAGTTCTCGCTCCTCGTCAAGTTGTTGATCAATAGTTTAGCGTAAGTTGATCCGTTACGCTGGGTTGGGTAGTATCGCTCGTAGCGACGACCCTCGTATGACCAGTTGTTAGTTTGGTCAAGGTCAATACCTGCGATGAGCATAGTGTCCCCGCGATCATTGGTAAGCAGGTCGCCTACCTTCCAGTCTTTGATCCAGTCGTATCGGATACGACCTTCCTCCGACATTTTATTTTTACTGACATTCATTTATTTTTTCTCCAAGTTTAGTTTAGTTTGTGAAGGCTTCATCCCTGCCTTACATATATAATATAGCACGGAGGGGATGAGATGTCAAGCAGAAAGATGAAGTTTATTTTCACCCTGTTCCTCGCTGCCTTCATTAATAAGTAGTATGCTGAAAAGTCAAAAGCATAACTATTTTCAAAAAAGTTTGATGACAAGTTGTCAGTAGGTTATGACAGTATGTCACAGTAAGTTTGACAAAGTGTCAAGAAAAAAAAGATCAACTATTTTCATTTTGTGTTTCACTTTTCTTGTCGCTCAAACGTATAATAATAATGTAAGCATTAGAAAGGAAACACACTGGAGGAACAATGGGAAACAGACCTGAGCCCTATAAGAGACCAACTGTTGAAGAGTTAAATGAAATAATAAAAGAACTGAAACCAACAAGAATAGCAAAGAGTGAGTGGGACTTAAACTACAAGACGGTTGCTGAGAAACACAATGTAGAAGCCGGTCTGTTAATGATAAGAGTGACTTCAATGTGGGACTTAGTAAAAGACTTTTATATAAAGAACACTGAAACTGGTTTGTATAAAACTTGGTTTGAATACAAAGAAAGAAATAAATAAGGAGATAATAAAATGTATGAGTTAATGTTAGGTGATAATAAAGATCTACTGAATGATCTTGAAGACAACAGTCTTGATAGTTTAGTTACAGACCCACCGTATCTAATAAAGTTTATGAATAAGAAGTGGGACACAGAAAACTCACCAGCAGGTGACAGTGAGTTCTGGAAGATAGTTCTTCAGAAACTTAAACCCGGTGCTCACGGTTTAGTCTTTGGTCACAGCAGACAACATCACAGAGTGATGACAGCACTTGAAGACGCTGGGTTTGAAATAAGAGACTGTTTAATGTGGCTGTATGGTTCAGGTTTTCCAAAGTCTCATAACATCAGCATTGCTATTGACAAGCAAGAGAATGGTATGAAACACAGAGGTAAAAGAATGAACCATGGAACAACTTTAAATACAGCAGGAGAAGAAGATCTAGAATACAATACAACTGTAGAAGAACATAAAGCAATGAGTTCAGAGAGTGAGAAGTGGGAAGGTTGGGGCACAGCACTTAAGCCTGCTTACGAACCTATCATACTTATCAGGAAGCCATTAGAGAAGAAACTAACAATAGCAAAGAATGTATTGAAGCATGGTGTTGGTGGTATTAACATTGATGCTAGCAGGGTAGTGTCTGATGAAGACTTTTCTAAAGTATCTCCTAGACCCATCCAGAAACTAAACTCACTAAACGTTGGTGAGAACTCTGAGAGTTATAAGAAAGCAAAAGAAAAACTACAGAACATAGGAAGGTTCCCAGCCAATGTGATGTTAGATGAAGAAGCAGGTAAGATACTTGATGAGCAGGCACCGAAGACTGGAGGGGGACATAACCCAAAGGTAAAGGTCACAGGCTATGGAAAGAACTACGGAGGCACACAGACCTATGAAGGACCCGGACCAAAGATGGATGGCTTTGGTGGAGCAAGCAGGTTCTTCTACAGTCCCAAGGTAAGTAAGAAAGAAAGAAACTTAGGATGTGATGCACTTGATGGTAAGTTAAGAAACCTAACTAACTCAGGTGGTATGGAGAGTGATCCTAAGTGGGCACCAAGAGTTAGTAAGAACCATCACCCTACAGTTAAACCATTAGCCTTAATGAAGTATCTTATTAAACTTATTACACCGCCCGGTGGTAAGGTTCTAGATCCTTTTATGGGCTCAGGTTCTACAGGAATGGCAGCGATACTATTGGACAATACGTTTATAGGTATGGAGATGGACAAAGAATACTATGCCATCGCACACGAAAGACTTAACTGGGCGTGGGAGGAAAGAGAAAGATGTATGAATGCCAAACAGAAGTAAGCGGCTCCTTGTCTTACAATGACCGATAGCGAACCATTAGCGATGGACTACGATCACTTGTTGAACTGGTGGTCCATCCTTAATGAAACTATCCACTACCCAGAGACATCAGAAAGTTGCTATATGTTTTATAAAGAGATGAGAGAGATAGAAAACATTCTTAGAGACATAGAGAACCCAATACACATACAATAATGACAAATGTTTTTAGTGATGAACGAAAGATCTACGGACAACTTTCATTCACTTTTTGTTGTTTGGACCTGAACAGTTACCATTCAGATAACCAAGAGACGCATAGAGTTTGATGGTAAAACTTATTATTTCAGTATTTCATAACTTTAAAGGAGTTAAATAAAAATGGCTATTACATTATCTGGTATTAGCAACGACATCCTTTCAACTACCATCTATGAGATCGCTGATGAGGTGAGCGAAGGTCTTTTTGAGACCACACCATTTCTTTCAGTGTCTCGTAAGTTAGGAAAACAAAAGAAGTTTTCCGGTGGCTACAAGTTGGTTGTCCCTGTTGAAACCAAAGAACATTCTCAAGTAACGGTGCTTGACAGCGGTTGGGAAGCATTGGACCTTTCGGTTCAGGACTTTACCGAGCAAGCCGAATACGACTGGACGCGTCTCGCGATGCCAGTCCTCATCTCTGGTCGTGAAGAAGCAGAGAACAGCGGGGAGCGAGCGATCATTGACCTCGCAGAAGCCCGCTATAAAAATGCGTTGTCCGCGCTTATGCGTCAGGTCAACCAACAGGTCGTGCGTGGTGGCACTGCTTTCGGTGGCTCTATGGCTACACTGAACGGTAACACTGCCTCTTCCTTCGGTCAGGCAACTGGCTTCCTTGAAGACGCTGCCGTTGGAGCACAAGGTAACCTTATGGGTGGTCTTGCGCGTGGCACGGTTCCCGGTTTGAATAACCAGTTCCGTAACGTTGGTGGCACTGTCGCTCTTCTGGATATGTATAACTTGGAAGCAGATGCTTCTACTCTTCTGCCTGCTGGTGGTGATGGTGGTCGTTTCCACTTGACACTGGCTTCGTTGGGTGGTTATTCCAGATACCGACAACTTCTTCAAAACAACGAGCGTTATGTTGATGCGACTACTCTTGATGCCTCCGGTATCTCTAGCATTCGTTTCTCCTCGGGCATCATCGTTCCCGATCGTCAGATGGACGTTGCCACCGCAGGTGCTGGTGCAAACTCCTTTATGATGCTTAACCTTGACGGTATTCAACTTTACACGCACGAAGGTGCTGACTTTGACTTTACCGGCTTTGAAAACATTAGTGGCTACGATGGTCGCTACGGACGTATCCTGTGGATGGGTGGCTTGACCGCTAACCACCTCGGTTCTTCCGCTCTTATCACAAATGGGGAGACATAAAAAATGGCTACATCATCTAATGTTCAATACCTAAGTGCTGGACCCGCCGACATCGCTGCATCTAACCGACGTGTAACTGAAACGTTCTACGCCGGTGCTGCTATCGTTATCGGCGACTGTGTTGCTATGAGCACAGAAGCCACCGGAGGCGGCGCAGACCGCGTTGTGACTGTTGTTAAGGCACAGTCCAACGCTGCCACAGCGCGACAAGCCTGCGGTATTCTGATCGCTCACGACGGCGCGTCAGCGACAACCGCTGCTGCTGGCGACCGTTGCACGGTTGTTGTCAAAGGCTATTGTGAAGGCGCTAACTTGGAAGGCGCGGTTGTTAAGGGAGACATTCTTGTCTCTTCTACAGTAGCCGGTCAAGCAGCCAAGTTCGCTGGAACCGAAGTCGTCGCACCTTTCGCGATGGCTTTGGAAGACGATACCGCCAACGTCGGTGACGTCTGGGTCTTCGGGCTCTTTAGTTAACATTTACATTTCCTAATAATGGAAGTGCCCTCCTCCTCCAAAAGAGGAGGGGGGTTTTTTTATAGACAAAACATTTAAGTAGAGAGGAGACAAACAATGAACTTGGCACAGATAAGAGGAAGAATAAAAAACCAAATAGACTACACTCCTGTTCCTTCGGTCGCTCTATCTCGTTACATAGACGGTGTTATCAATGATGCTTACAACGACATCTGGATGACTAGACCTTTTACATTCAACAGTAAAGAAGAACAAATAAGAGTATGGGATGACATCACACATACAGACCTAACTTGGACAGCAAACACTACATGCACTTTTACAGTTAACTCTGACCTTATTACATTCTCCGCCTCACCCATCCAGTCGGCTACTATCCCTGACGATGAGGTTAGAGACAGATACATCGGAGCATTCATACAAGCCAACGGAAACGGTGGCGTAGAATACTACCAGATAGTCGCACAGAGAAGTAATGTTCAGTGGAAAATAGACAGACCATTTATTGGACCAACCGCAGCATACACAGACTGGAAGATCATTCACAGGTATTCGTATCTTCCACAGGATCTGGTGGAGATAATGGACATTACATTTAATAACTTTCCTATCAATGGTGCAAGGAGAGGAAAGGTCCATAGTATTCCACAACGGCTAGCAAACTCCTATGACTTTAATGAAGACGTAACAGGTGGCAAGCCTGTCTTCTATGTTCCTTATGCTAAACATCATACATCAGAATCAGTTAATGAACTTAACTTGGCAGCAGGTGGAGCAGGCAGTGGTATCGGTGCAGGACCTTGGGTCTTTGGTTACACAATGGTAGATGCTGACGGAGCAGAAAGTGGAATGTGTGATGTTAAACAAACCACAGCAGCCGCTACAACAGACACAATAACCATTACACTAGCGAACGCAGTCAATAATGCTGATGCCAGCACTGATGTGAGATACAAGATATACTATGCTCATAAGGCTACAGGTCAAGACAACTATAAGTTCTTTCACATTGGAACTATAGGAGAACTGGCTTCAACTGCATTGGTCACCAGTATTGTTTGGAACAGCACAAAGAACGCACAGTTTAAGAGAGGAGGCTACAGAGATCAATGGAAAGAAGTAGTATCCAGTAAGTATGTTCGCTTCCAGCCCAGACCACAAACAGCAGACGAAACCTCTGCCCCTGACGTTAATAACTGGAACAAGTCAAAGAAAACTTTTTATACTTTGCGATACCTTTACAAGCCAGACACTCTTGTCAATGACTATGATACACCAAAGATACCAGAAGAGTTTCATCACCTCGTAGTGGACCGAGCACTTATTGATGTTCATATGAAATACAATAACCCACAAGCAGCACAGATACATCAACAAAAGTTTGATGAAAGAATGGTTAGGTTACAAGCACGCTACGCAAGCGAGAGAGATGCTACTGTCCAGAGAGGGAGGTCCATGCAAGTTATGAATGGCTTCACCCAAGGCAGGTTAAACATAAACTATTTAGGATAAACAAATGGGTAAAGAACAAATAGAAGACTTAGCATTTATCGGTGGTATGGATCTAACCCCTTACGCAACAGGGGCAGAACTTATTAGGAATATGCGTTACGACATTGACGATAGGTGTTGGAGAAATGATCGTTCTTGGATCAGTTATTTAAACCCTGATGACGCAGCAGCAACTGATGTGACTAACGGAACAACAAGTATTTATTCTATCTATTCTTATGAACTACACAAGCAAGCAGTTCATCATCTACTCTATGAGCAAGAGCAAGCAGATGGAACGCTTACTCTTTTTTGTATTGCAGGTCCAGATAGAATAACACTTAAACAAGGTAGAACAAAGCCCGGACCTAACGACGCAGGCACACAATACATTCGCATGGGTCGCTATCTTTTTATTCTTAACGGCACGGACGACCCGCTACTCTATGAAGGTAACAGCCGCATTCGCCGTGCATTTTTTCACGAACCACCTAGACCTCCTAGAACTTTACCCGCTCCCGGCTTGGTCAGTCAAACAAACGGTTGGGCAGGAGACGGAGACCAGAGCATAACCTTTAAGGCAGGAGGCGCAGGTCTTAACCTTTTTTGTTCCGAACACAACTTAGGCTTTGCACCTTCACCAGCAAACGAAGTATTCATTGACAGTGATGATGGATACATTAACTTTACAGTTCCAACGTGGAACTCATTTGAGTATGCGGTTTCTTTTGTATCAGACACAGGAGCAGAGAGCCCACTATCAGACTACTCACCAATGCTATCATTCAATATGGCAGGTGGCGTTCAATACGGTGCGTCAGGTAACAACTCTCGTCAATACAAGTTTGGTTCTTCTATTACAAACATTCCCAAGGGACCATTAGGAACAGTTAAGCGGAGGCTCTATAGAACAAAGAACCAAAAGGATGGACTTACCGGAGCAGGAAGGATACTTTATTTTCTTACAGAGTTAAGTGATAACTACACAACAAACTTCTTTGACTTATGTCCAGACAGTTCGTTAGGAGCAGAGGCACCAAAGGCTACATCATCAGGCTTGTTCCCATCAGGTGTAGCAATAGGCACAGGCTTTGTTAACCACTTGATAGTATCAGGTTCATCGCAGAACCCTTACACTATTTATTATTCTTCAGGCAACAGACCAGAGCAGTTCCCAGACTTTAACTTTATTGATGTAGGCTCAGATGGTGGAGCAATAACACAACTCTACACAGCAGATAACATTTGTTATGTATTCAGAGAGCACAGCATTGACATCCTTCTTCCATCAGGTAACCCAGACGTTCCGTTTATGTTGCAGCCTCTAACGCAGACAGTAGGGTGTATGGCGCCTAACACCGTTGCTATGGTGCCCGGAGTAGGGGTAATGTTCCTCGGCTCTGACAAGCACGTTTATGCCATCACTAGCGCAGGTTCTTCTTCCTTCTATCAAGGGCAAGGACAAGTAGTTAAACTATCCGAGAAGATCTATAAAGACTTAGAAAGAATAAGTAAGAATGCCATGGCAAGAGCAGTAGGCATCTGTAACCCACACGACCAAGAGTATTGGGTTCATTGTCCAACAGATGGTAGTGACACACCGTTCAGAGGTTATGTTTATCACGCACCAATACAAGGGTGGTCGGTAAGAGAAGGCATACCAGCAAACTGTTTTACATACATACCCGAAGGCTTTGTTACGTTTGGTTCTAACTCACCTTTAACTTTTACTGCAGGGGAAAACCAGAACTCTGGCATTATGACTTGGTGTGGAGCAAAGGGTAGTGGCTATGGAGGAACCGGAGGACAAGCAAGAACACAACCTACAGGTATTCCTTCTTATACTTTTGAAACAACGTGGATGTCATTGGGCGATCCAAACATAATAAAACATCTAAAGAAAGTTTATTTGCACGTCTATAGACAAGAGGCAGGTGGCGGAGACCTAGAGGTAGGCGTTGACTGGAAGCCGTTAGAATATGAGAACCTTACTAAGTCTACACCGTCTTCAAATAATAAAACTTCTTTTGAAACTAAGAATACAGAGCAAACACCAGCCGGTTTATTTGATACAGCAGTGTTGGGGGGAGCCTTTGACGCAGGCTCTGTAAGAGACATAGATAAGAATAGGTTCTCTGCTAGAGAGATAACTAACATTGGCATCTCCATTCCACAGCAAGCATACCAACCTACCGCTGCTAATAACATTGCTTCCTCTGGTGCTGCTCCAGTAGGAGAGACTACACCACTACCAACACTAAGCGCAGATGCTATGCTAGGCGCAGGTGGCAACCGTTGGTTTAAGATAAGGCTGAAAGGAGAAAAAACTATTGCTCTTATCGGTATGACCTTTGAGTATGAGGTTAATGGTGTGGTTAGAAAACTTACAGCAGATGCAGGCAAGGTTGATAGTAATGTTGCCGGTGTATTATTGATGGGGCTATAACAATGAAACTTTTTCCTACTACTAATGTGATAGAGACAGCACAAGACATCAAGCCAGATGTTATTAATGAACTAACCAGAGACCTCTTTGAGTTAGCCAATGGTGGTATTGACGAAGCAAACCTAGAAGCAGGTGACGCCATAGCAGAAGCAGCCAATGCTAGTGTGGCTGGGTTACAAAGCAAACACTTTGAGATGGGTGCTTGGATGGAGTTCTTTTCTTATCCTAGTTTAAGAGAGACCGGTGCTCCCCCATCACAACCGGGCACAGCCCAAGACATTCGTTCGGACTACATTGTCCGAGGTTCAGTAGAGTTTGATGACTTAGTTATTAATAAAGTATCAGCAGGGTTTATTACTGGTTGTTATCAGATAACTTACTTTGTTCCAGCGTTAGAGTATTCTAATGTTAATACTGTAATGAACTATTCTAAAGAGTATATGAAACATAATGCAACGCATAACTTGACTTTGCAATGCAACGGTGCTATAATAGGAGAGACGGATAACATTGGTGTTGTCGGATGGAACCACACACAAATACCTTTCGCCTTCTATCACAGTGGAGGAGACCTTTTATTTACTATGTTTGTAACATTAGAAGGTGGAGAGTTCCTTACTGGTGAGGTAGCAACCAAACGCTTTGAAGTTGAAGACTGTTGCTTGCATGGCATAGTGAGGAAAAGATAATGGCTAAGGCAACTATGGTCCCTCTTAAAGAAGGGGAACAAATAACAGCAGCAAAAATAAATGAACTGTATGACAACACTACCGGACTTACCACAACTGTTAGTAACATTGTTGGAGACCAAGTAAGAAAGGAAGGACTAACAAGAAGAGTTATTAATACTGCTACATCAGACAATGTTAAAGATAGTAGTGCGGCAGCAGGTTGGGGACATCCTTGGGTTCAGGTTAACTATTTTAGAATAGATCAAAACTCTGCTTCTCAAACTATCACAGGCATTACTAGGCAACAGTTGGCTAGGACGGCTGGCACATACGAACTAAACTTAAATAACTACTGTGTTGCTTTTAATGATAGAACTTCTACTACTCCACACGATGGAGACATAGTAGTGGTAGAATGGACAGCAACAGTAACAGTAGAAGGAAAACTTACTACTGTTAATAGTAATGCTGCTGGCACCTATGTTACAGGACAAAACTATTATACAGACTTCGCACAGTTTGACATTCAAGCACAAGTTCAATACGGTGGTGTAGGAAGTGACCTACAAACTGGAGGTGTTGACTTCCCCGGAACTCGTCCAAAGATAGGTTCTTTTATTTCTTGTGACCCACTTGGCGCGGGGTTTACGATCGGTAATGAAAGCATCTCACCAACAGAAAGTTTTACTACAGGGGGTATGGGCTCTGCTAGGTCTGTCCGAATGACTGCTATTTATATGATACGGGGTAGTGAAACACAGTTAGTTTTTTCTGTTCATTGTAAGCCCGGCGTCTATGGCACAGCAGAGGGAACAGTTGCTATGCCAACAGTCCTTATTAATGATGATAACTTTACAGCAACAGTTTATAGAAAAGGAGTGGAAAAAGTATAATGGCATACGCACCTTCAGACTTAACAGATGGCAATGTCTTAACAGCCACAAACATTAAAGACCGTATTGCGGACTATCGCGATGCAGTTCAGACAGATAAGTTACATCAGAGTAAGTTTACTGATGCTAGCCTAAGAACAGAAAACATTGTTCGTCCTACACTTATCAACCACGGCTATGGAAACATAGAGTTTCTATCGGAAAGCGGTGGAGTTAAGATGACAAGCACAGGAACATCAGGTTTTCACGCAATGAAAAACGATGCTATTTGCAATGCAACTGATAGTTTAGGACCACCTATTGCACAGATAGCAACGCAAGGAGGAGTTAGTGTTCTCCAAGCACAAGTCAAGAATGGACAAGCATTAAATAATGTTGCACAACTTCTTGGGTTACCGGGACTTAATACAACTGTTCGTTTAGATGAAGAGTGTGTAGTAAGAATAAAAGTTAAACTTACTATGAACGGTATTCCGAATGGTGCCAGTAACTTTGAGCCGGGGTTGTTAGATACTGAAAGCAACCAAAGCGTTTTCTTGCTAATGCGTAAGCCATCGGGTGCTTATTCATTGCTTGACAATGAGAGTGCTAATACGGCTTATTATAATACTACCATACACGATATGATGCTAAGAGAGATGAACCTTTACGGTCATCTAAACATTGACACAACAAACAATGCAACAGGAGAATATACTTTTGTTGTTGCTACTGCTTGTAAGAACATCTCGGGAGACGCTAGGTCTGCTATTGGTTTTACTCTGCTAGGCAAGTCATCAATGATAGTAGAGTGGGACTACGGTAAGTCTCCATTAACATAGACAATACTTTTTAGAGATAGGAGAAAATAAATGGAGATCCTCATTTACGCCGCGATAATGGCAGCAAGTCAACTGATACAGGTTGGTATTGCTAATGCTAAAACACCTTCAGAGAAGGCTAGGCTAGAAAGAATAAAACAGTTTGAGAAAACTATTAAGCGTGGTGAGACCGGTCTTAACGATCAAGAGAAAGAAGAACTTTATTCTTCTCAACGTAATGTTTTCCAAGCAGCACAAAGAGACTACTTCTCCAGAGAAGGAGAACTAGCAGCACTACAAGGGTTGTCGGGGGGTAACCTTTTAGCACAGCAAGACGTAGCACAAGAAAGAATGATGCAAGCAGAGGCTGGTATTGGGCAAGTGGTAGCACAGGCAGACAGAGACGAAAGGGCTATGGACATAGCAAGGGCTACGCGTGACATTGAAACACAAGATGCAGTTCAACAACAAAAGAAACAAAACTTAGTTAGTGCTGCTAAACAAACCGGTGACGCTGCAGCCATGGCTTATGCTTCATCATTCCAGATGCCACAAACACAAAGCACTTTGGATCCAAACATACAGACTGCTTTGTTTCAAAAGTATAAAGTTTCTAGTGCAGCAGAACAGGCTATGCTAGCAAAGCAATACCCCTTCTTAACATTCCGTGCTGAGGAAGAAAACCTCGCGTTACAATCTATCGGAGGAACTCCATAATGGCTACAGGATCACAAATACTAGCAGCAGGTATGAACAACATTGTTAATACTGCTAACACTAGATACAACCAAATACTATCTTTTCTTATCCAACAAGAATCTATTTCTCCGGGTAACCTAACAGCACTCATCAACCAAATAGATTCGGAGAGAGTTGCTATCTCTATGGAACGTCGTAAGATCCAAGGCTTTGAGGAGATGACGGTAGAGCAGGAGAATGACCTTAGAGAAACTATTAAACAGATACAAGGTCGTCGTGAGGTAGCAAACCTGAACTCACGCACTAAGATGTCTGAGGCTAGAACTAAAATAGAAACTGCTATACTTGAAGGTGAGCAAGAACAACAAGGCGAAGCACGAACACGTTTTAATAGAGCAACATCTTCATCGGACTATGATGCAAATAAAAACACTTACATATCACAGACGCCTACAACACCTGCTGATGCACAGACACTAGTCAAAGATCATATGATGCAGTTTTATGATAATAACTTGGCTCAAGGTCGTAGTGCTACTGCTGGTATGGCAGTAGCCACAGCAGAATACGATGACCTCATTGAGCAAGAGATACTTGACGCAGGAGAAACTAATAAACAACTAGGTGGTTTACTAGCAAACGTTGACTATCAAAAAGCAGTAAAAGATGCTCAAACAGAACTTGGCATTGGTCAGGTTTCAGGCGACGAAGCAATACAACAATACAGAGCCGAAGGTAATGCTCTTGCTGCTAAGGTAGGAACCAGAGGTATCACTTCACCACAAGATAACGCTGCGCTTATAACTCTAGGCTTTGATAACCCAGATGCCTTGGTGCCAACAAGAACTTTTGATCCAAGAAACTATGAAGCCAAGTTAGGTAGGGCAGCATTTAATAGTAGGCTTCTAGAAGAAGATGCTGAGATACAAGAACAATACGCAGCCTTTGGAACCTTTGCTGACTTTGAAGATACATTAATGAATGTTAATGACCCTGACCACAAGGTAGCACAGACACTTTATAATGATGTGTTGTTCCGTTCCACTGGTATCATCAACGCGCTTGCTGATGGGCAATACCCCAGACGACTACTGGCGATACGGGATAGAGAGCGTGACCTTGCTGTTAGACAAGGCAAGTTAGATGAGATGCTTGATAAAAAAGAAAAAGGTGAAACCCGTGGCATTGAAGACCTTACTATGGAAGCCAACCGTATTTATAATAACTTGTATGGTATCCGTAAGGGCAAGGCATCGCGACAAGACATTGAAGCATTAGATACTCTCTTCCAAGGTAAGACACCACAAGAGCGAGCAGTAATGTTAGACGAACTACCTTACTCCGATAGACAGAAAAAAAGAATAGGTAATGTTCTAGAGCGTGGTGCAATGAAGAACATTAAAGAACTTAAAGAAGTTATGTCGGCTGATGAGCCACTTGCTCTTGACCTACAGAATGACAACTGGGCTAACACAGACATTGTTACAACTATTACTAACGAAGCGGGGCAAGATGTTTTAGTTGGTAAGGTTACACAAGTTCCAGTAACAGACTGGACATTAAGTGATCTGTATCAAGAAGTAAAAGAAAGTTTAGACCCACGCATGCAACAAGTGACCGAAGATGTTATTGAAGTTTATAATAATGCTGCTATGGATGGTAGCCTATCACCTCGGCTATCAAGAGAACTTGGTGCTTTGGCAGACGGGCTCGCAACGGAAGTCGGAGGCATACCAAAAACGTTGCCGGACCAAGCATCCGTAACACCTACTCCAACTACTCCTGTAATGATGGCTAGCGCAGCACCACCACCAATGGGTGACCTTGCTATGTTAGATATGGTAGGCGAAGAACCTACAAACTTAAACTTTGCTCCAACAGACATAGGTGGCAAACAACCGGGTGGTAGTATGTCCGCTATGGAGTTAGGGGTAACAGGACAGGTAGCATCTGATAGTATTGCTGCACAACTTAAAAATAGTGACAAGCCTCTTACCCTTGCTGAATACAAGACAGCAACAGATGCAGCAACAGACGGCTCTCTTAAAGAAACTATTGGAGATGATGCCACTGCTATTGTTATGAAAAATAAAGATACTTTAGAAGAGTATGGTCGTCTAGTCCAAGCGACAGGGGGATCTATTAATGCGGAAGATCTTTATGAGATAGTTCCAGAAGGAAGAACAAATAATAATGTTCGTTTGGGACTTCAGATGATCGCACGCAATGGCATGCAAATAGTTTAAATAAGGAGAGTAGTAATGGCATTACCTAACCCCGGAACTTTAAGTAAGGTTCAGACGGTGGAAGCACCACCTGCTGTGGAAACTCAACTAGCGTTTGTCCCAGCACTAGAAGAACTAATAGCAGAAGCAGCACAAAAACAAATAGAACTCGGACCTATTCGTTATGATGACCCGGAGAAAGAACGTGAACGTATTAATGCTATTCTTTCAGTCACTAGGCAACAGTTTGAACAACCAAGGACAGTTACTGGCGAAGCCCAAGACCCGGCGGGTATTATTCCAGATGCTACTACTAGTCGTGCTTTTGTAGGACAAGGCGCTCCTTTCCCTGCTAATGTTATAGGGGCATTGCTTCCTCAAGACATTCTATCTCCTGAACAATACGCAGATCAAGTTAAAAACTTTCAAGAGAGTGTAATACCTGACCTGTATAGAAAACAGATTGATGCTATCATTGCTAACCCTAGCACACCAGCAGCAGACCTAGCCAAATACGATAATGACTTTTTTGCTGACGCACAGTATTTCAAAGATGAGATGATAAAAAACTTTGGTGACCGTGGTCAAGCATTCGTCCCAGATGCTGATGACTATGATCCAAAGACTGGAGAGTTTAAGTCTGGTTCTGTTCTTAAGATAGCAGGTAACATTCTTGGCACAGAGATGCTAGGATATACTTATGAAAACTTGGCAGCACAGAGCCCAGCAGTAAAAGAAAACATTACTGGAACAGTTCTTCGTGACCTTCTTGTAGCAGAGGCTGGACTAACAGCAGTAGGTCAAGAGATACTTGACTTCTTTGGTGCTGACAGTGTTGATGGTGATAACCCAAATGGTTTAAACCTTGGGCAACGTTGGGCAGAAAACCTAGCAAACGCAAGAGGCTTGGAAGAACTAGGTGGAGACATAGGGCAGACAATGGGGGATAGTGTCCAAGGAGCAGCGCAATGGTTTGTAGATACTACTGGGCTACCCGGTATCGCCGGTCCGTCTGATACATCTATTAAAGATCTAGCAGAGGATCCAGACTTTGCTGAAAACGTTTCCGATGCTTTTTGGTGGTCGTTCTTGGGAGGATCTTTTTTCTTACCTATTGATGCTGGCGCAGGAAAACTAACAAAACTCACAAAGGCTACTGCTAAGGCAGGCACGGCACAGGCTAGGGCTACCAAGGGGGTAGGGGGAACGAACGCTCAGGCGGTGCAGCAGGGGGCTTATGCGGCAGGTAATACTATACTTGCTAATACTCCTGTCGCAGCACGATGGGCAAATGACATAAACATTTCTGATGCTTTAGGTTTAGACGTTAATGACCTTCGTGTAAAAGAAGTTAGTCGTCAGGCTGCTAACAGACCAACAGTTAAACTAGCAGAGAAGTTAAGAAAAGGCGAAGCCCTTAATGATACAGAGAAGGCTTTCCTTGATGAAGCAGGCATTGATGCATCTAACCCAGAACAAATAAAAGAACTGTTTGATGAAGGTGTTCAGTCTGCTGTTCGCTTTCTAGATGACTATGAAACTATTCGTTTAAATGATGTGGATCCAAAAGGAGCATTGCCCGATGACCCACTACCGGGTAGAGCAGATGTAGAGATAGAAGCAGGACTATCGCCTGCTACTGCTAGGCTTGCTACAAACATAGATGAAGCCCCAATAGGTGATGGTATGTTTGACATATACGCTGACCCAGTTAAGCCTTCTGATCCCACATTGCCCGGTGTTAGAGATAGAGTTAATGGTTATAAGGGTGTTCAACCCGGAGACCCAAACTTTTTTCAAAAAGGTTTTAGAGCAGAGACTGGTAAAGGCGACCCCCGAGCAAGAGCCACGGCTGACGAGTATACCGGTGAGCCTGCTGGCAGAAAAACAAAAGAAACCTTTCCATACAATAAAGAAACTGCTGAAGTAGGCGACAGGTTCCTAGACGAAATGCTAGCCGTTCGTATACGTCAGCGTCAAGCACAACGTGCTATCAACTCTGGTAAGAACCCTATCAGTAAGAACGGTGTTCTGCTTACACCTCGTATTGTTGTGCCAAAGAAAGATGTTAATAAAGTTCTTCGTTCTGTCCGGACATCGGAAGAAGGAAGACTGCTAGCAGAACTTATTGATACTGCCAGAAAGACTGGGGACATTAACTTAACCGACTTTGCTAACGCTCTTATAAAACTACGCAGAGAGATACCAGAACTATTTAAAAATGGTCAAGCATCAAAAACTATTATTAATAGAATGTTGGCTAGGCTAGATGCCATTGACGAGATAGCAAAAGAAATAGGTGATGAAGCAACTTCGTTTAATGCTGCTGTTCGTAGTAAGCAAGTAGAGGTAGCAAGGGGACTAGGAACATTAGTTGATCTAATGACAGAAGTCCAAGCAAGAAAGATGTTAGGACCAAAAGTATTAGACGTAGCAGACTTAGAAAAAAGTTACGTCCGGGCTTCGGAAACTGTTAGGGGCAAGGCACCCACACCCGAAGGACCTAAGCCTAAACTAGTTCAGCGTGTCCAAGCAGCAAGAACTTTGGAACGCATCAATGACTTGGTTAAACCACCAGAACTACGACGCTCACGTTTTGGTAGGGCTATCGCTGTAACAGCAGACGTTTTATTTCCTAACCAAACATACATTAATAAGTTTATAACCTTTCCCGGCATTAAGAAACCACCTGTTTATTCTGCTTCTTTGAAGCGGCTTAGAGACCGTATGGGTAACCTTAACGAAGAGTTCACAACCAAGATGCGTAGGCGTATGTTTGATGTTTTAGATAACCTTGAAGACTATTCTAGAAAGTTAGGCATACCAGTAAAAGAAGTCAGGGCTAACAGAAACGTTATTGCTTTTGGTGACTTAATAGAAGAACAGTTCGGAACAACAACTGCTTTTGCTAAACAGTATGTAATGGCTGCGTTTGGTATTAGAGATGACATTGCGACTGCTGGTATTAAAGCAGACGGCACAGTAGATATGACACCCTATGCTATGGGTAAAGAGAAGCAACTAACTCAAACTGTATTAGAAGCCTTGTTTAACATGCAAGATGGTCCTAACATTTTAGGAGAACTTATTGAACAAACACGCGGACCTCTTCTTAATAAGTTCACACCAGAGTTCTTTGAATACCTTGATGGTATGACTAGGATACTAGCAGGTAGAACTCTTGATGAGTTGGCAGGTGACCTACCACTTCTTGCTGATAAAAACATTACTACTAGGTTTGACTTTGACCCTAAGAAGACTGGCTCTAATGTATCAGGACTTCTTATTGATAAGGCAAGAGTTAACCTATTAAAAGAGTTTTCCCAAGAGGTTACTGATACACTACCAGAACTTTTTGTTAGTAAAACTTCTCCTCTAAAAAACCAAAGCAGAGACTTTAGGATCTTTGGTTATACTGGTGGAAAGCCTACTATCCAGTCAGCAATGCGTAAGCACGGCATAGACCCTAACGATGAGTTTAAAATAAACACAATAGAAATGATACTTGACTACATCTATCGTGGTGGTGATACCGGTGGTATAAGACCTGACCAGTTTGATCAACTACTACAAGGAGCATTACAAGATCTAATAACAGTAAAGAATGGTGGTGACCCATCAGCGGCTAGGGCTGTGTTAGAAGATGTAATGGCTGCATCGCTTGAACCTATCTTTCGGAGAGATAGGAGTATGGATGCTACACCGAGGCAGATCCGTGACCGCTTTGTAGAAGATCTTAATGCTGACGAAATAAGTTTGTTACCTAATGAGGAACAGTTTGTAACTCTCTTTAATCAGTTGGTGCCTTCAGCGAACGTATCACCATTTGAAAATGCATTGGTTGCTACTCTTAAAGACATTATAGAATCAGACCTTCTACGAAATGCTACAACAAATAAGATCTTTGAAAACTATTATTTAGGAACACAAACTAAAAATGTTTCAGCAGCAGATGCTAGAATGTATCGCGACCAGATCGTTGCTAACTTGGATAAGGCGGCTGGTCAAGAGATGACGAAACGTTATGGTGGGACGGGTATAGCAGCAGGAACAAAACCAGTTTCTTTTATGGACGCACTAGAAGACCTACCGTTCTATGTGTTTGATACAGCGAAGGATCTAAAGGCTGACATTAGAAATGTATTAAGCGATAACAAGTTGTTAGCAACTTATCAAACTATTAATGCTACACAGAACCCCCAGAAGTTAACAAGAGAAATGTTAAGAACAAAACGAACACCTGTATCCGGGAGGACTGAACCACCACCTAAGCCTGCTCGGAAGCCTCAAGGTATGGAAGAGTTTGATATACCAACCCAAGTAGAAGGCTCATTTGACTTTGATAAAGTGGATACAACAGGAAAGGCTGTCCCCGACACCGGAGCCATTTTCCCTGATGGCATCTTTAATAAACAAGATCTTAATAACTTCTTGGATAAGGTAAATGATCTAGACGAGTTTTTAAAACTTGTTGATGATGACCCTGCTACATCTCGGTTGCTTCGGACAGTTGTAAATGGTATAGCATCAGGCACAGGCTCCTTGTTTGGTCGGTGGATACCTAATGTTTCTAAGAACGGTGTCCTTGCTGGACAACTCTTGCTAAACCCCAAGTATCATATGATGAATGTTTTATCTATGCCTGCTATGGTGCTCTCATCTATAGGTCCTAAGAAAGCAGGACAGGCAATGAAACCCAATGCTATGTCAGCAAATGTTTTACAGAACCTGAATGGATACCAGTATAGAAAGGCAGGGGATAGTTCTTTTGTTATTACCACACCAACTGGAAGAACTTATGATGCTGATCAAATAGCAGACATTGTAGAAAGAAACGGTATTAATATGTCGCAGGCTACGGCAGAGGTTCGTGCTGACATTTACCGTGACTTCGTAAGATGGACAGGAGAAAACTTCGGAAGGTTCGGTAGAGAACCAAAGACAGTAGAGTTCATTAGAGAAATAGGAAAAGGAATAGAAAGAACATTTATCGGAGCAACAGGTAGAACTGCATGGTCAGAACTTGCTAACGCAACAGACAACTACTTCCGTGTTAATGTTTTAATAAGTGCTTTACAAGACGGCGCGTCAGAAGCGCAGGCTGTTAAGTTGGCAAGAGAAGCAATGTATGACTACAATAACTTAACTAAGTTTGAAAGAGACGTTGTGATGAAGGGTATCTGGATCTACGCATTCCGAGCGCAGTCTTATCGTAGGGTTATGTCTAATGCTATCAACAACCCAACCAGACTGTTACAAAGTTATAAGTTAGTTAAGGGAGTTAACAATGAAGAGGATGAGGGATACCGACCGTTTATGTCGCGTTATAAAAACTCCAAGATGTTCCTCGGCATCTACGATGATCCTGATACGAGAAGTCGTTATGCTCTCTTTGGTCCAGATGTTCCTGTTATTGATGCCTTTGATGACATTGCTTCTGCTACCTATTCCTTCGGCGCTATGCTTAAAGGTGTTACAGAAGGTGATGTTGCAGGGTTAGGCAGACAGATAGATAAACAAGGTCAGTCTATACTTTCGCAGACTTCCCCTGTTGTTCGTATTCCTCTAACGCTTGCCGGTTACGAGTTGAGTTTCGGAGAGATCCGTGATGCCTCTACATACATTCCACCAGCCTACATTTATTTTCTCAAGAGGACTGGTAACTGGGAAGCCTTTAAGGTTTTTTATAATGTAAAGGCTAGAACTCCTCGGACCGGCAAGCCCACCATTGATGGACTAGAGTGGGGCATTGACCGTAAGGACAAGGCAGCAAGAAGAAACTGGCTACTCTTAAAAGAAGGAGCATTGCTGTTAGGGTTCCAGAGAAACATTCGCGAGTGGTCAACTATAGTTGAGCAGATAGACCCACAGGATAGCGTTAAGTTATCCACACAAGAAGCACCCGGAGACCTTGGCTTACTGCCTACAGACCTTGGCTCATCTACCGGTGCTCTTACAGTTGAGGAAGTTCCGAATAGGCAACAACAAGAACTGAACATACTAAATGAAATAAAGTATGGCGGGTAATAGACAATACGTTTTAGGAGTAAGACTATGAATACTACAGTTAGTTTAAAAGAGTTTATTATGGTGGGGGGAGTTGTTGCTACACTAGCAGGTTTTTATTTCTCTACAGGTTACAGGCTAAATAGTTTGGAGGCACAGGCAGCAGATGTTGAAGACAATAGCGATATACTTATTGCCGTTAGCCATCGCTTGGCTACTATTGATACTGAACTCAAAGAAATAAATAAAGACTTAGACAAGTTAGAAGATATGCTAAAGAGGAGAAAGTAATGCCTAAAGGTTTATACGCAAACATTAATAAACGAAAGAAGGCTGGAACTTCCAGAAGTAAGAAGAAGTCTACTATAGACCCAAAGACTTACGACAAGATGAAGAAGAAGAAAGGTGGCTTTAAACCCAAGAGGAAAAAGAAGTAATGCCTTATGGTAAAAAGAAAACTACTAAGTCAAAAAAGAAGGGGCTTTCTGCATTGCAAAAGGATAACCTTAAAAAGCATTCTAAACATCACAGTGCCAAGCATATGAAAGCGATGCGTGAAATGATGAAGAAGGGTAAGACCTTTAAGCAGGCACACAGCGCAGCGCAAAAGAAGGTGGGCAAGTAATGCCCTATGGAAAGAAACCAAGAAAAGGTAAGGCAAAAGCCAAGACCTATACAGACAAAAAGTCTGGTCGTAAAAGAAAGGTTTCTTATGGACAAGCAGGAAAAGCCAAAGGGGGAGGACCTCGCGTCAAACCCGGAACAAAGAAAGGCGATAGTTATTGTGCCAGATCACATGGTATCAAGAAGCGGTTGTCAAAGAAAAAACAAAATGATCCCAATACGCCCAACAACTTATCTCGTAAGAGATGGAAGTGTAAGGGCAAAAAAAGTATGAAATAAAAAGGAGATAAGATAATGCCAATGAAACGCAAAGGAAAGAAGAGCCCATTCCTAGAGGAAGAACTCTTTGGAAAAGGAAAACGTGGTGGAATGAACGGCGCAATGGACGGCTATCGTGCTGGACAAATGGGTGGTGGTGGTTTCATACCTCCTCAGCCTGTAGGAACCGGCGGCTATGTGCCTCCCGGAACACCTAGTGCTGGACCTAGAGGACCTATTGCCCCACGACCTGTAAAAGGTGGTAACCCGGTTAGTCCATTTACAGGACCAAGGAAAAGTGCTAAGAAAGCAGCAGCAGCCAAGAAAGTTGTTAAGACACCTGTCAAGACACCTCCCAAGACACCTCCCAAGACACCGCCAAAGGCACCAGTGAAAGGTAAGGGCTGATGGATAGAGCCCAACAAAGGGCTTTGTTTCAACAGGCTATAGACAACCTAGATACAGACTTTAAAACTTTGTATCAAGGTCTTGTTGTGTCTGAACAGATACCTGCTATGTTAAGTGTAAGGCAAGAGAAAGGACCAGCCATTGGCTTTACTCAAATAGAACCTTCTACAATGCGTGGTGCCCTAGTCAATGCTATTATTAATGAAGACATGGAAACGCTAGAACTGTTTGGTATTGAGATGCCAGAGGGTGCGCAGCGCCTCCAAGACAGCAAGCGTATGCGGTTTGTTGATGATGCTGTTATGAAAAAACTTAATACATTAAATACTGATGAAGATGTTATAGACTTTGAAACAAAACTATTTCCTATTATTGTTAAACAAAAAACTAATACGGATAGACCGATAGCAATGAAGCGCATCCAAGGTGGTGATGATGTCATAGCAGTTATTGATAGCCTTGACTTTGAAAGTCCTTCCAGTATTGTTGAGTTACAAAAAGTTTATAACCGTGCTGGCAAACCTCGTTCAGAAGACCAAGTAACAGAGCAGTTGAAAGGTCATCGTGAGTTTATGGGACCAATGTATTTCGGTATGGAAGGTCCTCCCATAACAGAAGGTTATGACGAACCAGAGCCTAGTATGTTTAAAAAAGCAAAGGACTACATACTAGACCTTATAGGTTTAGAGGAATAAACTTCCTTTTGACAATAAATAAACTATTTACTTTTAGAACATAGTGTGTTATATTATGTTTAAAACTTGGAGGTTTTATTGTATGTCACGAAGAAAGTATGGCAAGGTTACTTGCCGCGTCCCTAGACGCACACACACAGATAGGTTTGACACTTGTCAAACTTGGGAACAGATAGTTAAATGTCCCCTGTATGATGACTGGGTTAAGGTTGTCTATGCTAGTGAGACTTGGCTAGATACATTCCCCGCTCAGGAACCATACGACAGAGGCTCTGACGAGCGGTATGAGACACTTTGTGATAACATAGATGGTCTCCTTACCCCCTTTGAAAGAAGGTGCTTCTACGGCATAGCAGAGCAGAATAAAAGTTTAAGACTTATTGCAAAAGAAGAGAAGTGTTCTTACGAAAAAGTTAGACAACACTATGAGAAAGCAGTTGTTAAGTTAAGAGACAACATTGAGCGATAAAGACTATACCAAGAAGCAACGCCAACGCGAATGGTATATAAGAAATAAACCAAAGAAAAACTTAGAAGGCAAAGTCAAACGCTTGTTTAAAAGAATAGAAGATGACATCTCTTTAGACAAGTTGCTTGACAAACTGTTTATAGTAGTAGAAGACGAAACTGACTTGTCCATTGAAGAGTAGGACCGCAAGGCACCCTGCTTAACACGATGACAAACACCGGGACCGGCAATGAAGCGAAACGCAAAAGCAGCAATAACCGCAATAAAGAAAGGAGACTTTGAAAAGTCTCTTCAACTAATATGTGCTACGCTGATAGAGAAGTTTGAGGAAGACGGCTGGAAGACAGCCAAAGTCCAAGACCTAATAAGTATGATGGTCCTTCTCCGAGGCGCGCAAATCAAAAACGACGAAGGTGTTTCTCCCGTGGATCAATGGTTAGTATCCGTGAAGAAGGCACCCGATGACAACAACACTTGACCAAGTATTAAACAACCCTTTAGAACTTATCTCGCGTTTAAAAATAAAAGATAAGAAAGGAAAGTATAAAAAGTTTGGTGAGGTTATCACACCAGAACAGATAGACATTATCAACACTATCCATAGTCACGATAGGATCGCTATTGTTAAAGCAAGGCAGATGGGTATCACCACTGCTGTTCGTGGGTATTGTTTTTGGGAACTGTTCTCTTCCCCAGAAAGTCTTAACTCTTCTGTTGTATCTAACAAACATAACTCTGCTTGCGAACTATTAAAGATAGACCGTCGTTTCTTTAACACCTTGCCTAAACCTCTTAAGAGAAGTGTGCAAGATAGAAAAGATAGGTTGACATTTAGTTCTACTGATAGTTCTTTGATGGCATCGTCGGCACAGTCAGATAGTCAAGACCGTGGTTTTACTATGAACACTGCTCACCTTTCTGAGTATGCGTTCTATGATAACCCAGAAGAGTATCTGGCTTCTATGGTTGCTTCTATCAATGACGGTAAGATCATTATAGAAAGCACAGCAAACCATTACCAAGATGCGTTACACCGTATCTGTTTAGACGCGAACTACAATGACCGTTGGAAAGTTATCTTCTTACCATGGTGTTCGTTCCCACAGTATCGCAAGGCTCTACCCAAGGGTGGCTTTGAGATGGATGCGCTTGAAG